GAGCGTCGAAATTGTTACCACCGATAGTGAAGGTAACATCGCGACCGGTAATTACGGCGGTAGGCATTTCTGCTCCTTAGTTTTGGAAATAGGTTGAAACCCGAATATCAGCGACGAGCTGATTTGCGGATCCCACCTGTGTGACTGTTGGTCGGTTGACCTCTCCGACGATATAGCCGGAAGGCAGATTCGTCAGAACGCTAGTGATGAGTTGTTCCAGATTGTCGAGTGCGGCTGCGTTGCTCGCATAGTTGACGCCAACGGCGAGAACCATATTGACGCGTAATCTCAGGGTTGCTTTGCCGATTGTTTCGATTTCCAAATATGGATCATCGGGAACGAACGATACGTGAGGAACCTGGGGAGCCTCCGGAACGTGGTCGTAGATATTGGCAGGAACCGCAGCGAGCGAGGATTTGAGCGCGGCGCGAACCTCGGTCGCGATCGTCATAGGGCGATTGACTCCTGGTCGATGTGCTTACCGAGAAGCCCTGAAACGCGATTGAAAAGGCTTCGACCGAGACGGAATGGCGTTACCTGGAAATCCACGCCTTCAATCTGACCGCCTACTGCGCTGCGTGATTGAAAAACCTCGGTGGCGACCGCTAAAACCGCCGACTCAACCTCTGGAACGCCTACGTAGGTGCTCGCGCCACTCAGGGTCGCAGTTCCAGCCGGAATTAGGTTCTTTTTTGCGATGTCGGCATTAGTGATCGCCACACGAAAGGTCGTATCGCTAAGACCGTCTGCGAGAACGGTGTGAGTGCCGTTGAAAGGTGAGCCAGCATTCGCGATGACGACGCTTTGACCTTCGTTGAACACCTGAACGGCGTCGAAGGTGAAGATTGCTTGATTGTCTTGCAATTCGACCGAACGAATCGGGCTGGAGTATTTGACGAGCATCGGAAGCACGACATTCTCAGCCGTATCGATGACGTCTTCCAAAATAGGATCCGAGTAAAGCGAAACGGAGACACCGAGGACGGCGCGGAGTTGACCTACGCTGATAATTGTCGGCACGTGTGCTCCTTTCGGTTAGGGATCCTGGGTGGGCTCGGGATCACACCCACCCAGGACTATTGATTGTTACTAGCTCAGCTTGCGGAAAGCTGTTGGGTAACGGTTGACGACTGCGGCATAACCATAGACGCCGATCTCGATGCGACCATTTGCAACGAGGTTTGCACGAATCTGGACGGTGCCGGACTCATGGAAACGCATCGCTGCGGATGGGTAAACGAGAGCGTGCTTGACGTTTGCATCGTCACCGGTGTAGTTCGGATCGACGACGAGGTTCAAGCCTGCAACTGTGCCGGCGGTCGAACCCTGTGTGATAAGACCGTTCGCGTTGCTTGGAAGAGCTGCGGCGAAGAGTGGTCGGTTGTCGCTGCCGGTTGCGGAAAGCAAGTATGCGAAATCGATACCTGCGGAGCCGCCTGTTGGAGCAACGAGAAGGCGGTTTGGTGTGAAGCGCATGACGTTATAGGAGTCTGCAATTCCGTCAGCGATTGCTGCATAAACGGAGCCACCGGTTGAGGAAGCTGCGTTCTGTGCTGCGATTTGCGCTGCGTAAGCATCGGTCTTTTGCGCGTAGGACGCTGCGAGCTCACGAAGGAGCAAGTCAACAAATGATGGGTCAGAACGATCGACGAGTTCGACGTTGACGACGTTTGCGCCTGCGAACTTGACGATTGTATCTTCCTGGAAGGTTACTGCGGTGTCGGTTGAATCAAACTCGACGCCTTCACCGGTAACTGCAACGGTCGCCTGTGCTCCGAGCTTTGGCGTGAAAATCTTCATGCCGGACGCTGGAAGTGCTGCGCGCTCGATGGAGTTGATGAACGGACGTGAATCATCGATGACGCCGATGATGTCGCGAAGGTAGTTTGGTGGAACCATTCCGGTGTTCTCGGAAACGGTAGCGATGTCGAGTGCTGCGACGAGATCGCGTGCATCGGTGTCGCCTTGTGCAGCGCGAACCTGTGCGAGTGCGTATTGTCCTGCGGTGACGTTGAGGTTCACGCGAGGAGTGGTGAACATCGGTGCAGACTTAGCCTGAACCTCTGCCACCGGTGCTTCTACCGTTTCGACGGCAGGAGCTGGAACGGTAGTGTCGGACACTTGTTCTCCTTGTGTTGTTGGTTGATCCTCAGAAGCGGATGCTTCCTCGGAAACTTGTTCGTCGCTTGCTGCGACCTCAGCGACTCGCGCTGAATCGATTGCTGGCTCTGTGACCAGGCTGACTTCGATGAGTTTTGCAGATGAAATCACCATAGCGCCATCCTGATTCGCCCAATCGTTGAGCTTGACGCCTACTGAAAAGCCATCGCGTAATCCTTCGGCTGCTTCTACCAAAGCGTCGGACGCGACGGTGGTGTTTGCGAGCTTGAACTTGGCTTCGATGCCGGTGTCGGTGACTTCTGCGCTGAGCATCTTGCCAATTGGCTTGCTCATCTCATGCTCCAGCAAAAGCTTCACGTTCTTTCCGAACTGAATTGAATTCTCGCTGAAAATGGTGCGTCCGGCTGAGGTGTTGCCTTCTTCGCCCCATGTAACGATGCGACCGGTGAGCGTGCGTGACTCGACGTCTGCCGCCGTGATGGTCATTGGAAAATTGATCTTCATCCTAAGAGATCCTCTGCTTTCCTGACTTCCTCCACGGACATCGCTCCGATGCCGGTGAGAATCTGATAAATCTGTGCTCGCTCCAAAGGATTTCCACGAAGGAAATCATCTAGGTCGAAACGAACGCGAGTGCCTGCCGGTGTGAAATCGTCCATCGATAGACGCGACTCGATCGCGGTCAGGATTGGTCGAAGCGAGAAATCGATAAGCGAACGACGCTCATTCGTGGCGTTCGAATACGTCATCGAAGTAGATTCTGCGCTGAGAAAGTATGCAGGGATCCCGCATTGACGTGCTAGTTCCAAAGCGATGTACTGACGAGCTTCGCTGAGTTGAAGTTGCTTAGGATCAAAGCCGAGAGCCTGGAGTTCGACGTCAGCATTCAGAAAAGCGGTTGCGCGATTTTGACGACTGACTTTCCATGACTCTAAAAGTGCTTTGATGCGCTCGGAAGGTAGGTTCGTGCCGGTCGATTTGAGAACCATCGTTGGGAGCGGTTCTTTTGCGTAGATTTCGGCAGCCTTTTCTAATTCAATCGCTGCTCTGATAGTGCGACCGGCACGATTCAAAATCCCGACGTCTGCGAGATTGTAAAACGCAATAATGGAACCGACCCCGGTCATTGGAACGTTCTGTCCGTTGACGGTGTAGCCGATGACTTCTGTGCCGAGCGGATTAGTGCGAACGCTAACCCATGTTGGATCGATGCGTGTCCATTGACGAACGCGACCACCATCCGAAGCGGCATACATGTCGAGAACCTGACCGTAAGCCACACCGAAAAGCCAAAGATCCTGAGCAAGATACGAATAGATCAACGACGCAGGAACCCGAGGATCTGGTTGACGAAATGATCGCTCGACCGGTATGCGCTGACCTGTTGCGTCATTGAATTTTTCAACCGGTAATGATCCAACGGTTGATGTAATAATTCCGTTAGCGCGTGCAACTGCCGGAACTGATAAAGCGGATGCGCGAGGAACGCTAATCGTTCCGCCTGCGATATTGAGTGCGGTTTGATTGACGTAGAAAGGTGCGAGAGAAGCTGCAACGTCAACTACGTCGTTAGCCTGTTTTGGAGTGCCGAATAAATCGGATAGAACGCCCATTGATGGATAATTCTAGCACGAAAGACCGTCTAATAAACGAAACCGCCGGCGTCCAAAGACCGGCGGTCGCGTTTCCTGGAGTATCTGACTCCGGGAGCGGATCAAGCGCGTTCAGCCTACGACGATATCGATCCCATCGTCAACCCGAGTCGCAAAGTGCGTGACCAGGGCTGAAGCAACGGCAGCGCAGACGGTGGCGCTGGATGCCCGACGACCAATAACCCATGAACTATCACCACGTTGATATTTCACGGCTGAAAGCACTTGCTTGGTGAATTCCTCCTGACCTGAGTGCCTGAACCTGCCTGAATTGATGGCTCCCGACCATTCGTCGCATGCTTGCATGTAATCGTTGCCATCGACGTCATGCACCGGAATACCGGCTGGCATAAGTCGAACCGCGATCGCGGATGCGGTTTGCTTTGAGTAAGCAAGCGTCTCGACCTGATACTTTCGAACCCACGGCGCGATGTCGTTCGCCAGGGCTTTATCGTCGAGAGCCAAATCTGACTTCCATGTCTGCAAGAGGACGACACCAAATCGGTCGCCGTCGAGCTTCTGAGCCGCAACCAAAGCCGCTTCCTGACGACTAGGGCTAAGATCGATGCCAAGCCATGTCGTCTTTTGAGGGTCAAGCACGATCTTCTCATCGCGGCAGGTTTCCCATTGGTCAGGGTCAACCGCACCATTCAAGGTCGTCACCCATTGGCAAAGCATTTCGGTTCGGATGGTGTCCGGTGGGTCATTGAGAGCCATTTTGAGATTTTCGGGATGGATCGTGTAACCGAGCGATGGATTTGCTTGCGCTAAACCTTCCCACATTTTCAGCGACCCGTCGATGGGAGTGTCCGGATGCGCCGAATACTCCCACCAACCAATATCGTCACCCGAACCGCTCAGAGAGGCGAGAGCGCGATCGCGTAACGAATTCAGGATCACCGATGAGGCGTCACCGGCGTTCGAGTAAATCCAGGTCTGCGGATTTCTCGCCGCCTGCAGCGTATAACGGATTGATGCCCAGGTTGCTTCATTTTTATACTCGCGAAGCTCATCCAGGTGGATGGCTTCAGGCTTTGAGATTCCTCGGGTGGCGTTATTGCTCGCTCGGTAGATATACCGCGCTCCGTTCATGAATTGGATTTCCTGTTCGCCATTTGCCCAACGAATCTTCTTCACTTCGCCTGCGAGCTTCGAAGCTTCGACAATATCGACCAGCCGTTTGAAGGATTCTCGGGCGGTGGAAATCGTGTGAGCGGTTCCGATTTGCAGGTCGTCTCCGTAAAGCATGGCTCCGGCAAGGATGCGAAGGATCATGAAGGTGGTTTTGCCGGACTGTCTGGCGATGAGAAGTCCGTTGAGCGGATAAGCCCAGCGACCGTTTTCTTTGACTTTCAGGCTATTGATGGCTACGAATTCCTGCCAGGGAAGCAAAGGGAAGCCGATTTCGCGGCAGAAGTCGATCATTTCCTGACCCCGAGAGGGTAAATCATTGAGTTTTGAGTGAATGCGTGGCTCAGTAACACCTCTTATTTCCGATATGAGCCGATCACTCACGATGCTTCCTCATTTCGGTCGACCGACCCAGATTCGTCGCCGTAGTGGACGATTGTGCCCGTTTGAGAGGTAAAAGAGTCCAGGGGGGTCGATGGTGTCGGTGCGCTAACAAAAAACCTACCCCCCTTTGCATAATTACATTTCGCACACGCAGCAACGAGATTATCCGGCGTATCCGCGTTCTGATCGATGAGTTTCGACCTCGGCACTATGTGATCCACGGTCGTGGCTTCACCACCGCAATAGAAGCATATATAACCGTCACGTTTGAGGATTTGGCTTCGCAGCCTTCGCCATTGACTCGTTGATCCGTTGCGCTTCAAGTAGCTTGCCACTAGTGCCAACCCTTACGAATCAGGTGTCTGAGTGCCTTGCACGCTGAGCCTTCGTAGCGATGGTCTAAGTAATCTAAATGAGCCTTTATTTGCTTACGAGGTGATAGATCCCTATACCAAGTTGATCGCATCTGACCTAGTCCGTAATGGCTGCCATTCCTAGCCTTGTAGTTCCAAGTGCTCTCCCTATGTATGAGCTCCACATAGCATTCGAATTCAGTCCAATCCTTTATCTGGTTATGAGCATATAGTTTCAAATTCATAGAATGGTTTTTCCAGGCATAAGCATTTTGCACGCTATTTGAAAGGCTTATGAATAATCCCAAAAGGATTATGAATAGAGGTCGCCCGATCGCTAGAGCCCCCGCTCGGGCTCCGACCCCGCGGGTTGGCACGCTAAGCGTAACATGGCTGTCAAGCCCATTCACATAACCGCAGGTCAGACGGCGTGTCGTTTTCATGCTGCCTTATCTTTCGGATAGCAATCCTCGCAAAGCTCACGCATATAAACCCATTTTCCGCACATTAGGCAACGCTGGACTCGCTTATCGAGCTCCATAACCTGCCGCTTTCAATAGGTGAATAAGATCATCGAACGTTAGGATGGCGACCCAATCGCCAATCGCCTTCTCGCCCTGCCCGTTCATGCGAAGCACGCCCACGCCTAGCCCTGTCTCTCGACGCCTTCTTTTGAGCTGAGCCATAGTTTCGCTAATTGGTAGTCCGGCTCTAGCCTTGACCTCAATATCCAGGTTAGGAATCCCCAGGACATCAGAACCACTAGCCGCCATAGACGTAACGTGAGCGGTGTGGAAACCCTGCCTAACGAGGTAATCAGCCACGCATTTTTCAGAATCCCTGCCACGCTGTCTCCTACTCATCCGAACCGCTTTTCTTCCCAACACGCTTCACATGCCCAAAAGTAGTCCGATGGATCTTCTTCTGAACACATAACCTTGACCGCGTTGAACGCTGGCAGATTGGCTTTGCACCAATCGCAACTGACCGGACGCTGATTGAGTCTGGTCGATGCAAGTCCGACTAGTTGCTCATCCCAAAACTCAGGCATCGGCAGCTCGACCCTCAAAGACCCATTTGCCGCCTACCATCTTGCCCCACTTCGGCTCGCATTGCTCAGCCTTGCGTGGTGATCCGCAGACATATCCGCAGTAAGGCTTATTGCCGTTTTTCGACGTGCCTTCTTTGCGAATCATGTCGCCATGAGCGCATTTGAAGCCTTCGATCGATGCTCCTAGCTGCGCCTGGAGATCAGCGATAAAGGTTCCGGTATCTTCAAACGCCTTCGTTTCGACGTCATCCCAGACGACGGTTTCGGGCTCGTTTGGAACCTCTTTGACTTCGTCCTTTGGCTTGAATGGATGTTTGACTACCGGTGAATCCCCACGGACTACTTTCGCCATTTCCTCTCGGCTTGGTCGCTTTCCCTTTGCAGCGTATCCAGCGTTAGCGAGAGCGCGCCCAATAGCCGACGTTTCTGCGTTTTCCAAAGCCGAAGTAGAATTGACGCCTCGATCAGTAACAGTTTCCTCTGCCATGCCGGACGCATAGAAGTCGAGATCCGCATCCGTTCGATAAAGGTAAGCAGCGACGATAAAGCGATTTCCTTCGTATGTAACCAACTCAGTTTCAATCCGACCCAACGGATGCCCTTGCCACCAAGCCCGAAGTCGATCTTCGACCGGTTCATAGTCGTTCAGGTTCCATGCCATCTAATTCTTCCCTTCCTATCGCATAGTCCAATTGCTCGCGAAACGTCCAGACTTTGCCCTGTCCATCGACCTGGCATTCATTGGCGCATGGCTGGCAATATGCCTTAGTCCGTCCACGTCGCTCCTTAGTCTCGCTGATGACAATCCAGCGAGCTGGCGTCATGGCACGAGTGTGCCATTCCGCACCGACCTTCCCATAGCGTATTTTGCAAATGTCGCACCAAATTTTGGTGTCGTGGTTCGCTCTAATAGGCATCGAACCCAGTTGGGTCGGTTGTTGCGAGCTCTCCAGCAAGTGCGAGATAGGCACAACCGTCCACGTATCCGTCACGTCCTCGATGACCTGGCGTCTCAGCAAGTCGTGAAATTTTGAGTAATGCCATACATACCGCGACTTGATCAGGCGTAATCGGGAAATCCAGATAAGCCGACCAAAGCTTCGAGATACGTAAATGGTTGATGTAAGGGTGACCGTAGATCGACCCTCGATCAGCTCGGATTGCATTAGCTTCTTTCAGAATGTCGTGCGCTGCGATTGTTTTCGGCGAGTCGTTTTCCATCTCTAAATCCTTTCCAATAGAAGTTTTCCGTGAGTGCGGTGTAAAGCAATCCCAAAACCGGGATGGCTATAAGTGCGATGATGTAATAAATGGCTATCGGATCAAACGACATAGCGGTCATGCGCTCACCGCCTGTCGGTCGTCGACGATGTATTCCAAAACCTGCTCGATTGCTAGACGCTCAGCGCGTCGATCGACGAACCGCTTTGCGTGACGAAGCAAAGGCAACGTAATGACGAGTTGACCGTTGCTATCGGTTACTTGGTAGACGCCTTTGCGTGTGAGCTTGCTGATTGTGAAGCCCTTGTATGTGCTGGTCATGATTTCCCGATTCTGCCGGTGGTTTGTCCGGCAAGGTGAAATCTACGCCTGTCCAGCCAATCGGCAACCGGCTATCGGCGTGTCGTTGATAACGATTTCATAACGAAATCGGTCGCCGAATCGAAGTCGTCAATATGGTCGTCAATCGTGCGGTGAATGTCCACCCAGGGTTCAACCATAGACCTTCCCTTCGACTATGAATGAGCCGTCCTTCTCGATCGGCACGAACACCGGCGTGACCTTGCCTTTGTGCTCGTAGATCAGCCCAAAACCCTGCTGCCAATTGCCTGCTCCACCTTTGAGATACTTGGCTTCGCGGAAGTTCATCAGATTGCCGACCTCAAAGCCCCAGAGAATACCCCCTAAAACGCCTCCAGAAGCCATCGTAAGCCCCGAAAGTCCTGCCCTATGGGTATGACCGCAGACCACCGATTTTCCATGCCTTAGAGCCAATCCTAAGGCTGTTTGACCACCCTTCTGGGATACCTGACCCTCATCCCCATGAAGCACGATCCAACCCTTAGCAATCGGCATAGGGTCGCGGTGGAACTTGATGCCTAGCTCGGGAAGCCCTAGCCAATTCTCGAACTGCAATTCTGGCAAAGCGGCTAAGGCTGGAAGTCTGGTTTTGATTGAGGTGTAAAGCCGGTCGGTGTGATTGCTTCTGACCATATCCGTAACGCGGAGGTCATATAAAACTTCCTGAGTGATTCGTCGATCCCGGTCGAGAGTGCCAGCGAACTCACCGGCAAGACCTCGCTCCCAACGACTGAGCTGAGGAAGATCGATCTCATCCCCAACTGTCGCGACTCGGTCGGGTTTCCATCGCTTGATGAAGGCTGCGACGTTTCGGACGGCTTTTGAGTCATGATAAGGAACTTGGAGATCGCTGATTACAACGGTTCGCCTAATAGTCTTCTTCTTCCTCGTCGTCATCGTCGTCGATCGGCTTCGGCGCACCGATTACCCATTCGGGTAATTGCTGGTCACATAACCAGCCCTGGACGGTTGCATCATCGAAGCCAGCTCGCTTCATGGACTCAGCGATTTCGTAAAGGCTGATAGCCCAAAGATCGAGGGCGGTGATTGGTTTGGTTCGCTTAGCGGCTCGTTCTTTTGCGCGCAGGCTTGCGAGCTTTTGCGCCTTTGTCTTTCTTTGAGCCATGCGAACCCCTTTCGGTCATAATGGTCGCATAGATGTCTGACTGACGTTCGGTCAACACGCCGATTTCAGCTTCGATGCGATCCATCCGTTGAAATAACTGACTGCCAATTTCGAGGACGAACTGACGAACCGTCCATCGTAACGCTGCAACAAAACCGGTCAGAATCGCCATCACGCCAGCGATCAACGCGACCCATTCCTGGGAGCTCACTTTTTATATGGCTTCGCGTATCCAAAGACACCGGAAACGACCGCCCAAAGGACGGCTCGGTAGTCGAGCTCGAAGTTAGTCGCTGCCCAGGCTGCAAGGAACGCACCTGCGGCGAGAACGATGGGATGCTTCATATAGTCGGTCACGGTTATCCAATCAAAGGAATATCAAAGAATGATCCATCTCGATCACCCTTTGCGCTGAATGAGACATGGATATGGGAGTGATGAGGGTTTACACCCTTATATGGTCGCCATTTCCATAACCCGATTCCCGAAGCAATTTTGCCGGCGTGTATAACGTATTTTATGCGCTTGTCTTTGCGAGCATGACGCCGGATTTGGTCTGCGAGATATAGCGACGTATTCGTGTCGTCTAAGTTCGCATCGATATCTATAGCTCGAACGACTCCGTTTCTTCGAGGAGCGTGATCAGACTTCGAATCATGGCGAGCATCAGCCACCCAACCGTCACTACGACGGTCACGCTCAGGAAAACTATCGTCGATTTGTTCACGCATCTGCCTTCCTGCATGGCATAGCCAGGGCTTAGCCGAGGATGAGTTTCGCTTCATCTTCCGTCAATCCGAGACGCTCCAGGA